ACCGCCCCCGTACCCGTCGTATCCGTCGTCTCTTTGACACGATCCTTTAGAACCAGCGACATAGCCTACCTCACGCAAAAGGGCGCATCTTAACGGAGATAGGCGCATCAGTGTGCGCCCGCTTGTCCAACCACCGAGCGTCGTTTTTTAGCGTCTCATAACGCTCACGGTTATACACCGCATCCGACGGGTTAGACCACGACTGACCCGCCATCATCATCAGTTTGTACTTTACACAATATGCCAGCGTATCGGCATGATCGGCAAAGCGCGTATCCAGCTCACTCGCTGTCCTCAGCGGGCGGACCACCGCCTCTACGTAATACTCCTCCATCGCCTGAGGCGTAGGAATAAGCCGCAGCTCTTTGTTAGAGAAGGTGTAGTAAAACGGCCTGCCCTGCTCTTCAATGCGACGCTTAGGCGCCTCATAAGCAGGGTGCAGAATGTCATTCTCTCGCCAAACGGCGTAAATGTATAAATACTCGTTATTCGCAGAAGCCGCAGGGAGCGTGTAAAACGCCTGATCCTCTGTAGAGTCCAGCGTCACCACATCACGAATAACGCCTGTGTTTGTAGCAAAGTCCCGGGCGCTCTCTATCACCGCGTCCGTCAGAACCGGCTCCGGGCACCCGGGGACTTCAGGGCGAACCTGTGCCTTAATCTGATCCAGCAGCATCGTCTTCGCCCAGTGCGTCAAACAGGCTGCCTACATCTTCGTGTTTTTCCTGCGCAGCTGGCGAAGGTTCAGGCTTAGCCTTGGGCTTGCGAGGCGCCCGGCGTTTGGGCTTGTCGGCAGCGACAGCCTCTTTTGCCACATTACTCAAAGATGCCGCATGCTCAGTGCGAAGCAGCTCAGCGCCCCGGTCCGTGATAACCAGCCCAGCCTCTTCGTACACAGCAGCGATTTCACGCAGACCGTTAACCTTGACCACAACTTTGTTAGCGACCGTCTCGCCTGCGTACTTTTTGACCAGCTCTTCTAAGTTCATAGTACCTCCAAAAACCGGGGCCCCGAAGGGCCCCGTGTTTAAGTGACCTTACGAGGTCACCGACCAGTTGCCTTCACCCAGTGACATATAAATTGCCATAGAGTTGGCAGCCAGCGCTACTGCAGCGTCAGCGGAGCCTCCACCAATCGCACCGCCGACCGGAGGAAACACGTCAATGCTCTCACCGGTGTTGTTGGCTACGTACAGAATTTCTCCAACGCCGTAGCCTTCAGGCAGCCGAACCCCATCTGCCGTGTTTTCCGTGGCAGAAGTAATCACGTTCTTGCCAGCAGTCAAAACAACCGCTGAAGACTGATCATCACCAGCCGCAGCGACATCGGCGTCAATACCCCCGAGGGAGCGCTCAAAAGAAGTCGAACTCATCACGATTCTCCTAAATAGTCAGGAGCAAAAGCCCCCATCGTGGGGGCCTTGCTTTTAGTCGGAGTCGCCAACCACCGAAATGGCCATGGCTTCCGGCTTAACCACCTTGCGGCCGTAGATCGCCAGACCACGAACAATGTCGCCGAAGTCCGTCTGGTTGCGCAGCGGCTCGGTCTTGTTCACCGTCATGGCGAAGGAAACGGCGTGGCTCGTGCCTGCGACCATCATGCGACGCTTCTTGGCGTTAGCGACGTCAGCACCCGTCAGCGGATCAGCCTGCCCCGGAACAAACGCCCGGCCCTCAGCCGCTCGCGGCAGAAGGTTCGACACGTAGACTGAGAAACGGTCAATCGTGCCAATACGACCGGTGCGGACCGTAGAGCTGGCGTCGCCCATGAAATCCGCCTGAGACAGGTCAGAGCGCATCAGAAGCTGACGATCAAACGGCGAGATAATGAGCCAGCGCCCATCCTCCGGCACGTTCTGCTCGTCGAGAACCACCGACATCCGAAGAATCGTCTCCAGAATGTTGTTGGGGTCAGTCTGATCCACCGGATTGGTGTCATTGCCGAGGTTGTACGCCTCAGAAATTTCACCGGCGGTGGTGCCCTCGTTGGAACTAGCCGGGCCTTCAGTCACGAAGCTGTTGAAGAACACCTCATTTTCGATGTTGATCTTCAGCTGCTTGGCCGCATCTTCCGTGAACATGTTCATCAGGTCCATATCCGACTGGTAGGCGAGAACGTCGCTCACCTGAACGCCGAAATACTTACCCTTGTTGATCTGCATGTCCTGAAAAATGGGCGTCGGCACTTCATACTGAAGGTTGCTGCCAACCTCGTAATCACGAATCTGGATCGAAGGAGCCAGACGGATGCGGATCGTATCGCCCTGATTCTGGAGGTCACCTTCGTAATCCGTGTTACAGATTTCAGAAAGCATCGTGTTCGCGTAAAACTTCGCGAGCAGCTTGCCCGACCAAAGAGTCGGGATAAAAGAACCCGAGTACGCCGGGTCGGTGTTAAACGGTGCATTGACCGGATATACGGTACTCATCGTGAGCATCCCCTAATTTAGAAGTAAAAACATCCTAGATCATGTCTCCACTCGACCTTCGCGGTAAGCGGAGTCAATCTCTTTTTCCAGTTTGGCGGCCTCGTCGGCTCGTCCTTTTGCACCCAGCTCAGCGACTTTCTTGAACATACTCTCAATCTGCTTTGAGCTGTACGTCCGTGCGGTCTGGCTTCGCGGGGTGGAAGTGGATGAAGCACGGTCAGGCTGCACCTGACGCTCTACCTCGGCTTTACGCTTGGTGTTCGCGCCTTTTTTGGGCTGATTAGCAGAAAGCTGACTCTTGAACAGGTTCACGTAATCGGCCACCGCAGCGGCATCCTCACGGTTGAACGCATCCTGAGCCACAGCCCTCCGGGGTGCTCGAATAATCGGATCATACTCATCCAACCACTGAGCCCATCGCGGGTCGGCGTTGACTTCCTCGAAGTCCGGTACCGCCTGCAACAGTTTCTGGTTAAATGTCATTTCACCGATCTGAGACCCGGTGCGCTCAAGCATTTCACGCAACTGTGCGTTTTCCTGCCTCAACGCCGCCAAGTCCTTACTGAACTCCTCGCGGGCAACTCGCCTCTGCAAATCCACGAACCCTTCGCCGTATTCCTCAATATCAGCGTCAGTGACCAACCGCTCCGGCTGCGGCTCCGGGTCAGGTTCTTTGGGAGGCTGCGCCTGTAGCTGCTCCTGCTGCTGTCGAAGTTCCTGAACCATCTGGTTCAATTCTTTGATCTGCTGGTGCAACCGGGGCACTTCCGCATCATACTTGCCCTGAAGGCGATGATACTTGTGCTCCCAAAGTGACTCGTCGCTTTTGGCGGACGGTGTAGTCGGTTCTGATGGCTCGGAGCTCTCATCAGGCTCAGCGGGCGTAGCATCATCAGAAGGAGTGGGAGTCTGCCCTTCCTCGGGTGAAGGCTCCGGCGGCGTTTCTGGCGTCGGCTTTCCTTCGGCGGGGGTGCCGCCTTCCGAGTCGTCGGGGGCTCGCATCTTCGCTTCCAATTCCTCTACTTCTTCCAACCGCTGCTGTACCTGTCGAGGTAAAACCATCTGCTTTCTCCTAAAGGGGCCAACTCTGCGCTATCGGGCCGTCTCTACGGTCTGCGATGCACATAATGGTCTGCCTGAAAAATACGACTCATTTGAGCCGTTCCCAAACTGAAGCCGATTGCTCAACCGCCTTCAGAAATTCATCGAGTACATAGACTCGTTCTTGCAATCTGTAAATCCTCGCTGGCTCCTCTGCTTTCAAAAGCTGAGCCAACGCATCACTGCGCGTGTTTTCAAAGAGCTCCCGGAGATTTTTCAGCTCCGGGTATCGGCACTTGACCAGTGCCTCTACGTGTTTCTTCTCTGTCTTACTGGATAAAAACATATTGCTCATAAAGTTTCAACTACACTTTGTCAAATCATCGGACCTTGGTTGCTCGCTTGCCCCGGGGTGCTGCCATCTCCGAATCGGTCAGGAACATCAACCCTAGGCTGCGAGGCTTGCCCCGAAGGCTGCTGCGGCTGCTGCCCTGTTACTTCTGCCAGCTGCATCTGGAGCTGCTGGATCATCTGCTGCATCTGCTGCATGGTTGATATCTGGCCTTCGTCGGGCACCAGCTTGTCCGTGTTAATGTCAAAATTCTCGGCCATATCGCGCAGAAGCTCCGCCGCCCCGGGCATACCCACAATCTGCTGAGCCATCGGGCTATTAAGCACAATCTGCAGGAACTCCATCTTCCGGGCCGCTTCCATTTCCTTGACCACCAAGCTGGCAGCGCCTTTCGCGACGACTTTAATGTCGCCAACCATTTCGGGGTCTTCGGAGTAACGAAGATTGTCTTGATACAACCGCTCAATGACTGGAACGATAATGTCTGTGTCGATGTTGTTGATAACCTGCTTAATGCCTTTACCAGCATTGGAGATCAACATGGACAACCCAGAAGAAGTGCGAGACGCGCCTGCCTGATGTCCACCAACCATGTATTTCGGAATCATCGTGTCTTCATCGGCACGATCAGAAAAATACTGGAAGACGTTCATCAGCTCCTGCGCATTGCTCTGCGGCTGGAAAAACTCCAACGGCTGAGTGCCATCATTAAAGTCATTGTTAGTAAACTGCCAAAGTTTCCACGGGTACATCTGCGTCAAGTCCTCCCCCGCCGGGAGGCGACTGACGTTGACCCCGACCTGCGGGCCCGAACTGATCCCCATGTTGTTAGAGATCGCCCGTGCCGCTGCGTTGATCATCTGCTGGGTGTCACGAGCCAAGTCAGCCACACCGTGGCCATCCACTCGACCGGGCAGCGCCTCGTAGCACGTGACGTAGTAAGGCTTGCGACCCAGCGGGTCGTAGTTCAGCACCGCCTTAATCACCGTCGTGCCGATCAGCCACACCTCACAGGGGTAAGACAGGTGAGGGTCAATCTCCGTGTCCTCGTCTACTTCAATGCCCCAGTCAATAAGAAGCTGCCCGGGCACCGCGTCCCATAGCTGAAGCGCGTCAATCAAGTCCTCGTTCTGAGTCGTCTCCCAGACATCTTTCCCCTCAGAGTTGGCCTGCTCGTAGTCAAGCCACAACCACTCACTCAGATTGCCTGTGTTG